TTATCCTCACGTTGTCCCTCATTTCAAGAAAATACTGAGTGTGCGTTTTCTTTGCCGATTGAGATTCGGACTAAAGACCAACTTAGTGCCGCAATGAGGGCGCTTGTAGAGATGCAAGTGGGTCGTGTGATGTTCGCTAGGTTTGCTGAAGAGATGGAAGGGCAAGGTCTTGACCCGTCTCTGTCGGCTGAAATGGACAGAGTGTTTGCCCTTGTAGAGAAGATGCGAAACATCTCAGACAACCGAGAGATGGTCAGTCTCAAGGTAGAAGCAAGTGGCTCCAGTGGCGTACTGTCCCGACTGTTTGGACAAAAGGCTGGGGAGCATGCTCGCCAACTCCCCAACGGTGGATTTGACAGTGGACAAACCGACGCCCTTTACGCAGACATAATTGATTTATCTGAAGAGAGTTGACAAGTCCCCAAATAAGGACATAGACTCCGTACATGTCTAAACATGTACTAGTAACTGGCGGTTGTGGTTTTGCAGGTCACCATCTTATTGAACACCTCCTCGTCAACACCGATTGGGAAATCACGATAGTTGATTCCCTTACCTATGCAGGACGGGTTGACCGCTTAACGGACATCAATGGGTATGACCCCAAGCGTGTTCACATTATGTGGCATGACCTACGCTCCCCGATGCCTCCAAACACCCCTGATGTAAATTATGTTCTACACCTTGCGGCTGAGTCGCATGTGGATAGGTCAATTACCAATCCAGTTCCTTTTATTTTGAACAACATCATGGCAACCACCAACCTTGTGGAGTGGGCACGTCACCAAGACAACCTAGAACACTTTATTCAGATTTCTACTGATGAGGTGTATGGTCCTGCCCCTGAAGGTTACGCACACCGTGAGTGGATTGACCCCATGCTTCCATCTAACCCATATGCGGCTAGCAAGGTTGGGCAAGAGGCTGTTGCTATCTCTTACTGGCGCACATACGGTCTCCCCCTGACTATTACTAACACTATGAACTTGTATGGGGAACGTCAAGACATTGAGAAGTTTGTTCCTAAGACCATGAAGGCACTACTTGCAGGAGACAAAGTTATTTTGCATGGTCGGGAAGCAAAACATGGGTTTGTGTATTCATCACGACATTGGCTACATGCTCGTAACCATGCTGATGCTTTGCTTTGGCTCTTGCGTGAAACAACCCCTTACGTATACGGAACCAGCCCTGTCTTTCCTCAACTTCCAAATCGTTGGCACGTGGCTGGTGAAGAACGCAACGTACTAGAAATGACATATGAAATTGCCAAAACACTTGGTGTTAAAAACATTAATCATGAGAACGTTGATTACCACTCAAGTCGCCCAGGTCATGACCACCGTTACGCACTGGACAACAGCAAAATTATGAACGCTGGATGGAAACCTCCGTACAGCCTTGAAGAGGCACTGACAAAAGCAGTGGAATGGACAATGGAGAACCAAAAATGGGTGAAATGATTACCGACATTGGCATGGACATGGATGGGGTTGTTTACCCCTTTGTCAATGCTTTCAAAAGTTATTGTGCTGAACGTCAAGGAAAGTTGTTTCTTCCTGAGCCAACAAGTTGGCATTTCTATGAAGACTGGGACATGGATGAACACACATTTCATGAATGGGTAGAAGACGCCGCTACAAACTACGAAGTGTTCTCTTCTCAAAAACCCTACGCAGGGGTAACAGATGCATGGAATGAACTACGTGCTATGGGTATCAAAATCCACGTCCTCACCGCACGTCCTCAAGCCGCATGGGAGCAAACGGCTAAGTGGCTGACTGCACAAGGTTTGGTTGCTGACAGTCTGCACTTTAACCCCACAAAAGGCTTTCTCACAAAGATTGCAAAAGGTCAAGCACTTATTATTGACGACCATGTCCAGTATTACGATGAAGCAGAAAAGAATGACATCATTCCTGTTCTTATGACTCGTGCATGGAACACACATAAAGAAGACGCAACACGTGTAAATAACTTGTCTGAATTAGTATCCCTCATACGTGGTTACAACCTTGTAAAGAAAACTGAAAAGACTTCTATGTCTAAGAAATTAGCAACGTACTACAAAGAAGAAAAGCCATCTCCATACATGAAAAAATTGCATGAACGGTACCCAGTAGAACCTCATAAGAAACCAGAACCAATTTGGACGTACCCAACAAAAGACGATGGGGTTTGGCGAAACTAATGACTACATCTTCACGAGCAAAACTGTTGGTAGATGCTTCTAACCTAATTGACGGAGACCGTAACGTTCAATATGGCGACCCCATTGACGACTTCTCACTTACAGCCTCTATGTGGGAAGCCTACTTACGCCGTATTGTTATTACACGTAATACTGGTGGAGAAGTATTTCTTGACCCACATGATGTTGCTGTCATGATGTTGCTTGTAAAGGTATCTCGTTTAGCACAGTCCCCTGAAAAGCAAGACCATTGGTTAGACATTGCTGGATACGCAGGATGTGGTTGGGAGTGTGCTGAACAAATGTACAAACCTAGTGGACACTGAAGAAACAAAACAAGCCTACGCACGTGCGATGGGCTACACAACAAATGAAGATTACGCACAACTCAAAGCAGACTATGAAGCACTCAAGAAACGTTATGAACAAATACTTGTTGCTGTTGAAGACAGCACTGAAGCGGTTCTTAGAATTGCTAGAGAAGGCAAAATGGATTTGTAATGCAATTACACCTGTGGATGGAAGAGGCATCTTGCCGCAAACGTAGAAACGACTTCTGGTATCCACCATTAGATACTGACGTTCCCGATAACTATTACGCTATTGGACGTGAGGTGTGCCATCGTTGCCCTGTATGGGATAAGTGCTTAGACGCAGGCATTGACGAGAAATGGGGCATGTGGGGTGGTCTCACTCCACAAGAGCGAACAGTTATTGTTACTACTAATCCAAAGCCATCAGCAATAAAACAGCATGGTTCATGGATTAGATACCGACAAGGGTGTCGCTGTTCTGATTGTATTGACGGGCATAATCAACCCACAAATAAAATCAACATAAACGTCATTCCAAAGCATGGTGAACCTGTTCAAGATTTAGAAATGTTGCGTTTCAACTTGCTTTCAACCTGATTGCGTGTAAAATGTAACTAGAGACCCATACCAAGGCTTTACCCCCGAGCACCTAGTGCTCTCTTGGTATGGGTTCTTTGCATTATTGGACAAACATTGGAGACAGATGATTTATCGCCTCATTACAGCAATTACCCTTTCCGCTACCACCTTCTTTGGTGCCATAACGACAGGAGGTGATGAGCCAGAGGCGAGTACAACGACAGTTGTAATCACAGTTCCTAAAGTGCACAGTATGTCAACCAACATGATGCACCCCGAACTAAGAGCACAGTTCAAAACAGGAAAGGCTGGCTCCATTAAGTTTTGGGAAGCAGTGTCTTGGTGTGAGACTAACCACAACTGGAAAGATGGTGGTTACTATGCAGGTGGACTTGGTATGGCGCAATCAGCGTGGCAAGGCTTTGGAGGTAGAGAGTTCTCACACTCCCCTAAGAATGCAACCAAAGAAGAACAAATTATTGTTGCTAATCGTTTGGCATTCTTTGGATACCAAACCAAGAATGTATTCAAGACACTTGATGACAAGTTGAACAACAGACCATTCTTTCGCCCTGCTATTGGATGGCGTGACTCCAGTAACTGGGGCAGGGACTGTGTGAACTGGAAGACACGTAAACCATTACGTATTGAATACACCCAACAAACTGTGCATGCAACAGACATGCTGGACAAGTACCTGAAAATGCCACTACAATGACGACATGTCACAAGAAATAAAGTATGCATGCAAAGCATGTGGAGTAAGTATCTCCACTGGTATCACTTTGGTATCACCACCCATACACAAGTGCCAAAAAAAAGCCAACAGAGCAATAGAATTGGAAGTACAAAATGAAACTGGGAATAGCAAGCGGAGACCGAGTACCAGCGAGTAGGTCACAAGATGGCGTTACCCATTGGGGTGGCGCTGGTTGGGTTCGCCTTGGTCAATACATGGACAAGATTGCCAATGAAGGCATTGAAGTTTGTATGGGCACATTGGTATGGAACCGTACACACTTTTCCATTGACACTAGTGATGGTATTGGTGAACACAACTATCAAGACGTAGACATTATTTACATGCAACGACTTATGCATGCTACTTTGGCTACACACATAAAAGAGGCTCAGGCGTACGGACAGGTCATTATCAACGACCTTGACGACTGGTACTGGGGGTTGCACCCTAGCAATGGCGCTTATGCATCCTCACACCCAAAGACTAACCCTAATGAGAACATCAACCACTACAAAGGCGTTCTTAGTGCCAGCAACCTTGTAACTGTGTCTACCAACTATTTGGCTGAACGCATCTCTGCCTTTGTACGTTGTCCTATTTTGGTTATTGAAAACACCGTGGACGTGGCACGATTTACACCCGTTCAACATAGCGACACCACGCTTCCAGTGGTTGGTTGGGTAGGTTCAACAAATCACCGAAGTAACGACCTTGAGATACTTTCTGGCATTATGAAACCACTGTATGACAACAATGAGATACTTTTGATGCATGCTGGATATCACATAGGAGCACCATCAGTAGCAAGCAAGTGGGGCGTTCTTGAAGAGTCTGTAGAACGTTACCCAGCGCTTGACCCAGAGCGTTACCCAGAGTTACTAAGAATGGAAGTGGGTGTGGCTCCACTTAGCGACATGCCATTCAACCACGCTAAGTCTGACATCAAACTTCTTGAATACTCTGCCTCTGGTATCCCTTGGGTCGGTTCTGACCTTCCTGCGTATCACAAACTTTGTGAGGAGTGGGGCATTGGTCGTACCGCAAAGAAACCGAAGCAATGGTTGTCTCATTTACGGGCACTAAAAAACCCCGACATCCGTTCCTCCGAAGGCTCCGCATTGCGTGAAGCCTCATGGAAGAGGGACATCGGGGTTGGTACTAAACAACTGTTAGAAGTTCTAAACTCCCTGTCTTCTTGAACTCTGCAAAGAGTTTGCGTCTATCGGAGGGAAAGGTTCCTGCCCAAATACCATGCGGTTCATTGTTGAGAACAGCAAACTCATAGCATTGCTTACTAACAGTACAATTCTTACAGGCATTCATTGCTGTACTAATACGTTCTTTCTTCTCTCCCTTTTTGAGTCCTACTGAGTTGTAATCAAAAAAGACGTTCTTGGGTAGTTTCCCGCAGTTGGCGTACTCCCTCCACCCTGTACTCATGACATGCCGAAGGTTAGGGAAAGAGACGGCGGTTTCCGCCTCCCCTTCCCCTACCGCTATGGTCACACCCTTGCTAAGGGTCACAACAACACCAGTTCATTGAGCACACTCATTACGTGGGCATCAGCCTGCTCTATTCTTCCGTTGATGGAGTTCATGGCATTACGTTCTGAACGTGTCTTGTTGTTACCAGCAATGTGGTGCTGGTAGGTATTGAAGACCTGCACGACTCCCAGTGCTGTTCCCTGCCATGGTGCAACCATTGGGTCAGAGTTGTACATGGTGCGAAGAATGTCTTGCTTGTTCTGCATCCGTGAGATAGCAGACTGACAAACCGTTCCTTCTTCACCGACAGGTGCAAGGCGATTGACAATGGCATCCCACTCATTGCTATTTACGCTGGTGTTAGACAAACGCTCAATCTCTGCAATGATGTCTTCAGTCATAGTGAACATGATGTCCAATGCCTGACGAATGGATTGGAGTTGCATGTTGCTGTTCTTACTATGGCGAGCCTTGAACTGTGCACCATCTGTAGCAAGTCCTGCAAACAAGGTGTTGTCACATACTGGGGCGTTGTACACCTGCTTGTACGTGGTGGAAATGGTTCCGTTGTGGCTGGTGGTTGCCAACAAGATTGGACGTACAGGGAAACCAGCAGTGGTCTGAATGTTGTCAGGCATGGATACTGCTACCCAAGCGATGCCACCTTCACGTAAGCATCCAGCAGAGTCTACGACCAACTGGTTGTCGTCAATGATGTTGCTGACATTGTCAAGCAGTGTGTGACGGTACTGGTGGATGGCATAGTTCTCCTTGAAGACTCCCATTACGTGGTTGTTGTCATCACGCATGATTGCCTTACGGTCAGTCTGTTCAACGTAACGAATGATGTTTCCATCAGCGTCATGGAGTGCAATGTAGATTGGTGTTTCAACGGCGTTCCAAAAGAAGAGGCGGCGCTCAACATCTTCAATGGGGATTGCTCCGTCATAGTGGTTTGGCTCATCGCCTTGGGACTCTGCACGATAATGCCATGCGTTGTATCCACGCTTGGCTACATTGCCGATTAGTGTCATTGTATTTAGCGTACGTGATGACTCTTTGCTCATTTCATATTCCTTATGTTTGTGGGGCGTTGCCCCTGTTATTATTACTTTACTTGTTGAGTGGTGTCTGCATGGGGTAGGGGGGGGGTCACCCCATCATCTCCGAAAGTAGAAGGGCTGTCACACTACCTGCCTCAGCGTTCATGTCCTCTCCCCAACCATCAAGGCAAGCAGAGATAGTTTCTTGTTTAGCATTGCAGATTGCCCACATACGAGCGTCAATGGTTGGTGACTCAGTGTCAATGGCTGTCAGCCACCAAGCGACTACGGCATTCTTGACGCCATAGCGCCATGCCCTGTCCTCTGCCTGTGCACCAACGCTGGGCGACCATGGTATTTCAACCATGACCACGTGGCTGGCGACTTGAAGGTTGAGTCCTACGCTTGATGCATCGTATTGTCCAATGAACAACCGAGCCTCTCCACTGGTGAACTTATTGACAGCGTTGTTCTTTGTTTCAGCAGTCATGCCACCAGCAACTACGACAACTCCATCGTTCTTGAAGTGCTCCTTGATGGCGTTGATTACATTGGTGTGGTACGCAAATGCAATGACTTGCTCTCCTGCCTCCAGCAATGAACGGATGTGAGCACATGCTGGCTCTACCTTTGCTTCACCAAGCAACTGCCTAAGTTTATTTATCTCTGTAATGACGGGAGCCTTGCTCGCTGCCATGTACGCATCATTGCCATAGTTCTCCATCACCCAAGCAAGGAAATCTTCCTCAGCCTTGCGATACTTGTTCATAGATGCCTCAGACAACTCAACGTCTAACTGGGCACGTCTTTTGGGGGGAAGGTCTTCCAGTACATCCACCTTGCGTGTACGTGTGTAGACGGTGGAGCGCAGTATCTCATTTAGTTCTGATGTGTTAGAGGCTCCACTGGTGTTAGGAAACCCATTGACCATCTTGTAATCACAGTAACGGGTAAGGAACTGTCTCTTAGTACCGAACACTGGGTCAAGCCTGCCGATAATCTTCAACGGAGAAATAAACTCAGACGGACGGTTAGGAATGATGGTTCCCGACAGCAACACGCAGTAACCATCCTTGGGAACCTGTGTAGCAATACGGGACAAGCCTTTAGTGCGATTGCTGTTCTCAGTCTTGAAACGGTGAGCCTCATCAACGACAAGGCTGGTGAACTTGCCAGCAAGGACATTCTGCCAAGCCTCAATGATGGAGTCGGGCACTAACAGCACGTCACATTTTGGCAACTTGTATGGCTTACGACCCTTGATGGATGACACCTTGAGCCAAGGAGCAAACCTCTTTAGTTCTGCTTTCCATTGGTACACGAGGTTTGGTGGTACGGATACCATCACCTTGTGACCTTCCTTGACAGCCATATGCGCTACAGCAATGCCGATGGGCGTTTTACCAAGACCCATGTCCTGACATACCAACGTACGGCGTGTACGGCGAACGAACTCAATGGCTGACTTCTGATAACCAAGGAGAGGTAGTTGTAGGTCAAAATCAAGGTCAAAATCCTTGGCATTTGACAAAGTAAATAAACCTCCGTCAGGGATAATCGGTGGCACCACTTTGTCTAACGTTTGTACGAACTCATCAAGTGCAGAACGCAACGCTGAAGAATACGTAACGTCAGGTACGACAGTTACGGCAGAGCACTTATCAACGGCATGAAATGTACGCCACGCACCCTTTAGAAAGACCTTGTGCCCTGCACCAGCAAGGACTACTTCATCACAGAGATGGCATTTACCTTTGGCAGTGTTCACAATAATGCGTGTGACTTCTTCAGGGATGTGCGCTAGCGCAGGTGTGCGCTCTACTGGCAGATATGCCAAGTAATCAAGCAATGAGGATGCTGACTTGAATGTCAGTTTCTCTAATTCCATTGCGCTAATCCAGTTGTCAATGCACCCAACCATTTCTAGTGGGCTGGTACGTTGTTCTAACGCATCATGTATGTCACGTTGTTGCCTTGGTGTAATTCCGTTCATGCCGATACCTTAGTTCTTAGTGGTGTTGTCCATGGGGTAGGGGGGGGGTACCCCATGGAGGTGGGGTGCCAATACTACAGTGGGGTTATGAAAAGCAACACATTCACGATTGACGAATACGTAGGTCTACCTGAAATCCTAAGAGCACTAGAGGCATTAGAGTCAGTTACCTACACCCATAAACAAGCAAATACGTACAATACACCTAATGACACAGATGCATTGTGGGAACACATAAATGATGCTCTACACGTTGTAGAGAAAATAAAAGAAACAAGGAAATAACAACATGCCAAACTGGACAAACAACTGTCTCTCTGTAGAGGGAGACGACCAAGAAGTACAAGACTTCATCAACAAAGTAACGACAGAGGGTGACGACACTTACTCAATTCTCAACACGCTACTACCCACACCCACAGACCTCGGTGACGATGGTTGGTACAACTGGAACATATCTAACTGGGGAACCAAATGGCAAGATAGTGATACTACTCTTGTTATTCGTGATAAGGGTTACGTGTTTTTTAGATTTGATACTGCATGGGCACCACCACTAGTAGGTTTTGAGTCCATTTCAGTTATGTTCCCTGAACTTACATTTATTATCACATATGAAGAGATGGGCATGGGCTTTGTGGGATGTGCTGGATATCTAAATGGTATTCAGGCTCATGTAGAACGTGAAGACATCTCTATCCCCGAAGAAACAGCAGATGATGACCTCATGGACGTCATGAACGAAAGGTACACAATACTGGTAGATGATTGTGAAGCACAAGTACGCCACGCAATGAATGCCCCCCTACCCCTAGCAAAGACCCTCTAAGAACTAAGATAATGACATGACCCCACAAGAATACACAGACACATTCCATTACATCCAGCGCAACCTTGAGCAGATTACTTCATTTGCGATTGAGCATGCTATCAAGGAAAAATTACAACCCATGCTGGATGAGTACCGTAAAGAGGCAGAGACTTACCTAGACCACGGCTACGATGAACTTGACCATTGGCATGCCTTTGGTGACAGGGTAGACCTCAACTACGTGAGCCGTAACCTTACAAACATTGTTTGCCTTGCCTATCCCGTAGTCAATGGTGTACCCAACTACGATGAGGAATATGAAATACCCATCTCCTTTCCAGCAGACTGGAACAACTAATGTCAGAACAAGATGAACAAGACTACGCCAACATGTTGGCAGACGTAGAAGAACAATACGGTGCTTCACACGATTACAAGATGGATTATCTTTCGTGGAAAGAAGATGACGAAACAGCAACCGAACAACACTACATGGCATCAGGTCAATACGAATGGAACCTAGAGCGTTATGCAGACAAACTACACCCACCCGAAGAAATGGATTTCTAATGAA